CTCGTCTTGATGCGGACGGCACGAGGACGTCCAGCATACTCCAAGTGGTCCTTTCGCTCGAAGGGAAGTTCCCCTCGTTTGAGAAACCACTTCATCAAGGCACCATAGTCGTCCAGGTTTGACTTGGGCAACTGTGATTCAACCAACACGCCCTTGACTAAAGGGCGATGCAGGTCGGTGTCATACCGGTAGGGCTGGCTAACGCCCTCCGTTGGTTCGTATTTGGACTCCTCAGGACCTGACCAGAGTGACCGGTCATGTCCCTTCAGGTCCAGCCACCTTTTATACTCTTCCGAGTAATGAGGTGTCCGGCCTGATGGGAGCCCTAGGATCTTACCGTCGGACAAAACAACTCCGGGGTAGATCCACCCAAAATCTGGGCTCACGAACGTATGACGCCCCAATAGAGCTGATGTCTCCGCAACGTATGGAAATGGAATAAGCTTCTCCACTTCCGCGTCTAGGAATAGCACAGGTCCAACAAAACCAGCCTTAGCAAGCTGATTACGAAGGGACACAGTGCTCACCAGTTCAGAAGCATGCCTCCGTGATGACGGAAGTACCGTACGGACACGACTTATACTAACGTCGTGACCGTCGAAGTACTCCTTGCCGCAACTCTCCCTGAACTTCCCAGTCCAGAAAGACTTGTGGTGATTCACTTTGAAGCCAAAGGCCTCAAGTGTTGCCATAACGGAATGCACATAGTGCGTGGGGACAATGATATCGTCCCCGTACACGCGCACCTTGCCGATGAAGGACTTAACGTCCTTTCTCGTCAACGGGCGATTGAGCACTCGCTCTATCCCTAGAAAGACGCAGGTTGTGAAAACCAACGCCTCGAAGGGGAAGCAAAGTGCTGAACCCATAGACGCAAACTTGGCTAGGGGTATAACCCCATTGCCAGGCACTGCAGCCTTCTGTGACCGGGTAGCGAATACCACCTCGCGAGAGATGGTGTGACGCTCCAATAGGCCACTTACATGCTGCATCGAGACACGGTCCGATGCTTCACTCAAATCGAGTGTTGCCAAGGTTCCATCCCTGGATCCTTCTTGGGCGAGCAGCTGGTTTATTTGCTGCCCATCCTCGTCGAACTTAACAAAGTGGCGGGCGAAGTCATCGTTCGCCACTTGCCGTACCATTACCTCGAGAACTCCCTGCTGCATATATTGCATAGCAGCAGGCTCGATGGCGATGATGCGTGGTGTCTTGAGCGTTTTAGGAACGGTTATGACCCTCACGGGTCTCTCCGCTCCGGGTTCGAGAATGTTCACTGCCACGAGTCGATCAAGAAATGACTCGCTGGATATTAGGTTCTCCCAGTGCGAAAGCCCTGGAATTGCCTCCATCCTGGCAGGCCACTCAGATTGGATAAACTTTGCGTTTCCGCGAAGCATATCTGCAGTGGCACCGGGGCCGTGCTTTGGGACAATCTCATACTTCGCAA